TGTTGCAACGTCACCGTTGCGCGAACTTGAGCTTCCACCGGAATTGTGGTCAGCATCTCACGATACTCGGCCGTTACCTTGTCATCCTTGCGGGTGACACTGACGGGCACGAGCGTGTGCGATACCGGGGTTGCTGCCCCATCGAAGGCGACGAGGTTTGCAATAGCGGACATTGATGTCCTCCAAATGAGAGAGTTATAGAAAGGTACTCCTCAGGCACAATTTCCGTTCGTTAGAACTTCTTCTGTACGAGAAGAGCGACAGCGTTAGCGCAGTGCTGCCAAGAAGCGATCTTGTCCAACGTTTTTACGGTTGGGACAGGAACTTGGAGTGACGTACTGACGGTTCGGGTCATGTCAACGGTCTTCGTGTTCCCCCGAGGGGGAACAGTGTAGATCGTCTTAACGATTCCGTTATCAGTATTAGCCAGCCCCTCATACGCGCAAAGAACGCGACGCGTCTTGGTGGTGACAAATGTACCCGTCAAGGCCGAAGCCAGAGAACGAGCCGCGAGATAGTTACCAATCGGGATGAACCAATCGGCGACAAAACTGTAGGGTGTCAATTCCCACAGTACACTCGCAGGGTCAGTCAGGCCGCTTAGTTGGGCCACGTTCACCTCTTCCAGTCTCGCGATTATTTGAACTCGGGTGTTACCCTCGCCCCAAAATCCCAAGAAAGGAGTACCGGCAATCGGGCTTACCTTAATCGGCTTCCTCTTTCTGACCTTATAGGTCTGGATCATAGGAAAGTTCAAGAGTTTGGCTAGGAATTCTGCCGCACCTTGAGCGTCCTTGACCAGTGGTAGCCACCCATACTGAAGCTGGAGCCAGTTCGCAGACGCAGTCTTGTGGACTTTGCCCGGCTTATGAGCCCCGAGAGCTTTAGCAGCACCAGCAACATCTCCCCGCTTAATCCTCGACAGTCCCTTGCGAATGCGTGTCGCAGACTCGGTAATCATCTTGAGCGCTTGATGGCCTTCGCCAAGAAAGACGCCCATGTTGAAATCCGAACCCGCAACTGCCTCGCGCAGTTTGCCGATGACCGCTAGATCGTCATTGCTGTTCCACTCATCGCTACCCTGTGTGATGTACCCATAGGAAAAGATCGACTTGGATGTCCGCACGTCTTGTTCAGACAGCGAGCCATACTCGTATCGATCCCAACTGTAGGGCGCATCACGGTATTGAATAAGTGACATACTATAAGGGTGGTCTGTCGACTTGCGCCGTGTTGGCACATCCACACGTCTCCGTGTGGTAACCTTCCTACCATCGCGCAGCTGCCATACGATTTTCTCATATGTAGGCTTTACAGGAGGATAGTCCGTACCCGTCCAGGTCTTACTTTCGTAGAACCCGGTGAGAGGATACGCCTCGTTTACGTACCAACCTTGCGGTTGGATTAGTGCGTAGGTGTGTGTCGTATAACGGCGGTCGTTGACATAAGACCCAACTGTCATCTCACTACTTTCGTGGCTAGAGAACCACTTTAAGGTCCTCTGGTATTAACGCGCTCATGGCGCGCAACTCCCCAACACCGTCTCACGACGGATCGGGTTGATCCAGAAGGTCAACCTTAGGCTTTGCTCGATAGAGCGAGCCTAGAACGATGTCCTCCACACTCACCGCGTCAAATTTCGCTGATCGTCTAGATCTTTGAAATACTCCTCCAGACTCTCGTTAAGAGAGCTGAAGGAGAACGCGGTGGTCTGCCATTCGGCTTCCAGGGGGTCGACTTGTTGAAGGTCGCCCCTGGTCGCCGAGACTGACGAATCGCCGCTTCGTATTCTTCCCTGATCAGTCGATCTGCGAGCCTCCAGATGTAAGTCTGAAGACCGCAAATACGAAAGACTTTGGTTAGAATCGTCGTGAACATGATCCGTCAGAGGCAGACTACGGGTCGAGTATGCGAACTCCCTCACCTCTACACCACTGTGCTTCCGGTTGACGTGCATACGAAGAGCCCCGAAAGGCTCTCCGCAATGCACGCACCGCCGGAGGTGCACGAACGTGGATGTCTCAGCAGGAAGTTCCATTGCTTGACCCTTAGTGCGGAAGGACA